ATGGTAACTTTATATAATGGCGATAAGGAAATAAAAATCAAAGTATGGGATGAAAGCTACTCTTATGAAGCTATCATGGGAGAAGACACACTCACTTTGTATTTTTCTCATCCGGGATACTTGGAAATACCGGTCGGCTCTTGGTGTGACTTCTACGGAAAGCGTTATTCTTTGAAGAAAGATAGCAATTTCAAGAAAAACGGTGAACGTAACTATGAATATATACTTGTCCTTGAGACTGCTAAAGCTGATACAATGTTGTGGAAAGTACTCCATACCGTTGACAGAAACATTAAGTTCTCATATACGGCCAAGGCACATGAACACCTACGTCTACTCGTTGAGAACCTGAACCGCCGGGATACCGGGTGGAAAGTCGGTGGTTGTATCGAGGGAACTGAGAAAGTAATCAACTATAATCATACCTATATCCTTGATGCTCTTAATCAGCTAGCAGATACGTATGAAACAGAATGGCAGATTACCGAAGAGAACAATATAAAGACAGTTCACCTGCGTAAAGTTGAGTATAACAAGGAGAATCCTTTGAAACTGTCGTATGGTAAAGGCCATGGCTTTAAGGTCGGTGTTGGTCGCGAATCCGGGGATATTCCACCCGAAATCATCTTCGTGGAAACCTCTGATCGCAATATTGATTACTCGACATACGGAGCTAAGAATCTGTTGCTTCCAAAATCTAAGACCCTTGTTTACGAAGGACGGACGTATAAAACAGACGCGGACGGGACTTGTGTTATGCGTGCTGACAAGGAACTGACTACCGCCAAAGAAGATAGCTTGGACTGCACGGCCATTTATCCTTCCCGTGTCGGTACTGTTAGTTCTGTGATTGAAGTGAATAAGGATAAGAACTTCTTTGACTTTATAGACAAAGACATACCTGAAGATTTAAACTTCGAAGATTGCCTGATAGCAGGTGAGAATATGACAATTGTCTTCCAAACCGGTATGCTTACAGGCAAGGAGTTTGAGGTGAAGTATATCCATGAAGCGAAAGATCAGAAAGCAGCACGCCGCTTCGAAATTGTTCCGCAGGAAATTGACGGTATTACTATGCCGGAGCCGGAAGTCTGGCGACCGAAAGCTGGTGATACATACGCAGTGTTCGGAATACAATTGCCGAAGGCCTATATCTGTAATGACAGCACACAAACAGGTGCAAGCTGGGAAGCTTTCAAAGAAGCTGCAAAATACCTGTATGAACATGAAGACAAACAATTCACTTTCACCGGAACTTTGGATGGAATTTGGGCGAAAAAACGTTGGTTACAAATAGGTGGAAAGATTGTACTGGGTGGATATGTGAACTTCTCTGATACACAGTTTCATCCGAAAGGTTCTCTTATCCGTATGATCGGAATTAAACGCTATGTCAACAATCCGTATTATCCGGAGATTGAGTTGTCAAACGAGCCGGTCGGCACGTCTGTTACAAGCGAACTGGAAAAGATTGAGACGAATGAAGTAGAGGTAGACGTTAAGCATAAGGATGCCTTACAGTTTACTAAAAGACGGTTCCGCGACGCAAAGGAAACAATGTCTATGCTTGAAGATGCTTTCTTAAACTTCTCATCTTCCATAGATCCGGTAGCTGTTCACACTATGCAGTTACTCGTAGGTGATGAAAGTTTGCAGTTCCGCTTTGTTAGATCCAAAGCAGTCCCAGTACAAGTATCGCATAACATCACTTACAATATCAGCACAAAAGTTCTACACTCGCCTGCTGGTATTATCCAACACATGACGTTAGGAATAAAAACAGTGTCGTCTGAACACAAAGCGGATGAATACAAATTTTGGGATATGGTTGAATACAGTTCCCCGGCACTTATTGATCCGGCAAAGAAATATTATCTGTATGCCAAAGTTAGCAAAGAGAATCAGACCGGAACATTCCTTCTAAGCGAGACGGCTATCAAAATGGAACAGATAGCAGGATATTATCACTTACTAACCGGTATCCTAAACAGTGAGTATGAAGGTGAACGCAGCTTCGTTGAGTTGTACGGATTCACGGAAATCTTGCCGGGACGAGTAACAACAGAACGAATCATATCACCAGACGGAAAGACGTACTTCGATTTGGTAAAAGGGGAAATAGGCGGAAATATTCAAATTAAAGCCGGTTCCTCCGGATTGGAGAATCTGTCTGAATGGGAAGCTGCTCATCAGGAAATAAAGGACGCAGCTAAAGCGGCCAAGGACGCTGCTGATTCTGTCGAAGGATTGCATAACTATGTAGATGGAGCCTTCGCTGATGGCCTTATTGACGAAGCAGAGGCAAAAGCTATTGAAAAATATATCAATACTATCAACAACACTAAACAAGCTATCGAAGCAACTTACAATAAGCTCTACACGAATGTTTATTTATCCGGCCCCGCAAAAGTTGGCTTGCTTAATGCTAAGGTTAGTTTGATGGGAAGTATTGAAAGTCTGATTAATGCTATCAATACCGCAATTTCCGATGGATTCACGACAACGGAAGAAAAGAAAGACGTGGATAGTAAATTCACTTTTTTTAATTCTGCCTATGCTGATTTTAATACTGCTGTTGAAGCCGCCAATAAAGCTATACAGGATAAATTGAAGGACTATTCAGATGAAGCTTTAAGACAGGCTGTGCAAGCTTTAGAAGACGCTGCTAATGCAGCCAAGGCCGCACAAGATGCAGCCGATTCAATAGAGGGCCTTCATGACTATGTAAACGGTGCTTTTGCCGACGGCATTATAAACGAGGCGGAAGCGAAAGCCATTGAAAAATATCTGAATACAGTCAAAAATACGAAATCTGCCGTTGAAGCTACATATAATAAACTATATGTAAACACCTATTTGGAAGGATCTGCAAAAACAGCCTTACTTAATGCCAAGGTATCTTTATCCGGTGCTATTGATAATCTTATGGCTGCAATCAATACAGCTATTGCAGACGGACAAACGACTGTAGAAGAAAAGAAAAACGTCGATGATAAGTTTACTCTATTCAACTCTGCTTTCGCTAGTTTTAATACAGCTGTTGAAGAAGCAAACAAAGCTATTCACGACAAACTGAAAAGTTATTCCGATGAGTGTACAGCCGATTTGAAAGTACTCAATACTCAAATCTCCGCACAAGTGGCTCGAGTTGACAGCCTGACACAACGGATAGACACAGCCGGGTGGATAACGACTTCCGACGGCAATAAGATATATGCTTCTAAAGAGCTGGAAAACGGCAATACGCTTATATCCTATATTAACCAGGCAGCCGGAGAAACTACAATTCATTCGTCTAAAATTAATTTAGAAGGAGCTGTTACCTTCACAGCACTTCATAGTAATCTGCAGACAGTAATCAATTCAAAAGTAGATCGTTCCGGTTTGGGTGGATTAGCATTCAAAGATGCTGTAGAAGCAGCACAACTTGGAAGTACTATTATCATAGGAGGGTATCTGAATACCGATTTGATAAAGGTCTGCAGGATTGATGCTGATTCTGGATTTATTGGTGGTTTTACTCTTGAGGAGGGGCGTCTTATCTGGACACGCTCTAGTTATTTCGGAGGGACTTCGCGCAGTTTAAAACTTGGCTCTGGCAGGGCTAAGGAAGGTGTTGTAAATGTGACCTTTGATGCTGCTACAGACGGAAATTTTGGAGTAGCTGCTATTGGCGCATCTTTTGGGGGAAGTGCGGCTATATATGGTTCTTCCCATTCTGATAATCCTAAGTATCCAAGCGATTATATCTATGCGGGATTCTTCGATGGAAATGTAAGCGTACTAGGAGATGTCTCTGCAAATGGATTCTTTCCACGGGACGGGAACGGTACTGTAATGAATGTTTTATCCGATGTATGGATTACTAATCTGGATTCTCCAGGAAAGATTTATAAGCAAAAGATACATATAGTAAAAGGTATGGTGGTAGAAATGACTAATACATAAAATAGAAATGAAAGTAAATTTAAACAGAAACTTACTAGACTTTAGAGGTCGGGAGTTTATCGAATTGGTGAATGGTAAAGAAAGTAAGAAATCCCTTCGCGATTTGGTTGCAGAGGCATTATATGCAGCTGGTTCTAACCCACGGAAGAACATGGAAACTTCCAAGAAGTTACGAGCGTACAAGATGCTGCAACAAATTATTAACAATCGTGGGGTACTTGATATTGAAACGGAAGATGCTGCTCTATTAAAAGAAATTTGTGGAGAGTATCTAACCGCAGGGACATACGGACAGATTTATGATTTAATAGAAGGAGGAAACAAAGAATGAACATTACAGCAACAAACAGTACTGCGACAACCAAAGTTACGGGAGCTATCAGGATTAAGTACAGAATGTCAGCTCGTGGTACCGAAGCGGTGAAAGATATTACTGCCGAGATTGTCAAAGATGAAACGACTGTCGGCTTCTTCAATATTTCGCGAAATGGAGTAACCGGATTCTCGCTACATGAGGATCATGGGCTAACTTCTGGCGAAGTGAAACAAGTATTTCAGACAGCTATTGATGATTGTAGCGAGGTATTAAAATAAAGTATTAATATTTTAGATAAAAATGATATGGATTATTTCAAAAACTTACTTATTGGATTGGTTACCGGTATAGCTGCTTATCTCAATCCTATCTCTGGGGAGATCAAAAGTCTTATTGCTGTATTTGCCCTCAATTTCATTTGTGGACTGCTTACTGCACTCCTTATCAATCATGAGAGTTTTTCTTTTAAAAAGGCTTGGAGGTGTATCGTAGAAGCAACTATTTTCTTTGCCTTGGTTAGCTGCATCTACTTTATTGGTGAACACAAAGGAAATCCGGAAGGTGCGCTACAATGCGTATCATTCATTACGTATAGCGTATTCTACTTCTACGGGGTAAATATTCTAAGGAATATCAAAGAAATTCTACCCAACTCTAGCAATGGCTACAAGGTAGTAGCTTTCTTGCACTATGTATTAAGTGTCGAGTTTATAAAGAATATCCCTTATCTAACGAACTATTTACAAAAAGGAGATACCAAATGATTGAAGTATTGGAGTTTATTTTTCAAGATTTTTGGCATTGGCTAGGAACAGCCATTTTGATAGCTATCATTTTCCGTGTCAATTTGGTAAAGATTGGCCCAATAACAAAGAACAAGGAGGAGAAGAAATGAAGAAAATTGATGCAATTATCATCCATTGTTCGGCCACACGTGCCGGACAGGATTTACGAGCCAAAGATATTGACCGGATGCACCGGGCTCGGGGATTCAATCAGATCGGTTATAACTTCGTCATTGACCTTGACGGAATGGTAGAAGAGGGTAGACCTTTAACGATTGACGGAGCTCATTGCAATACGAAAGGATTTAGTGATTCATCCTATAACAGACATTCCATTGGCATCTGTTATATCGGCGGTCTGGACGCATCCGGAAAGGCGGCAGATACACGAACGATTGCTCAAAAAACTAGTTTGCGGCAATTAGTAGCGAAACTCTGTACGGAGTATCCCATTATTGAAGTGCTCGGACACCGGGATACTTCGCCGGATCTGGATAACAGCGGCGAAGTAGAGCCGGCAGAATATATCAAAGCGTGTCCCTGTTTTGATGTACGTTCTGAGTTTACCAACTTCTTACGTAATACAGTGATCCGACCATGAAACGGCTAATATACATTATCATATTGCTGACGTCAGCAATATGGTTTTCATCCTGTCGGAGTCCTCAGTATGTTCCGGTAGAGACCAAAATACAACTAAAAGATTCGGTAATAACGAGAGATTCGGTTGTAATCAAAGAACAGACGGTTCGGAAAGACTCAGTTGTAATAAAGGATTCTACGGTAATCGTAGTCGATGAATCTGGAAATGTTATCCGGACCGAATTATATAGGTATCGTGACTGGTACAAGGAACTGTCACGCGATTACTCTATGTTGCAGGCAAAGTATGATTCTCTTTTTAGCGAGAAGCAGAAGGTAGTACAAGTCCCTTATCCAGTTGAACGTGAACTTTCCTGGTGGCAATCTGTTAGGTTACAGGTCGGAGAAATAGCCATAGGAGTAATTATAGGTTTGATCATTATAGTTGTTTGGCTAATTCGACGAAGGGAATAACTACTAAAAAAATAACACTAAGATTCATAATAAAAAAACTTTGGATGCCTCGGCTTGTGATAAGTCGGGGTATTTTTATATTTATCTGTATCACCTACTACATTCCTATTAAAAAAGATATTTCTTTAGTTCTTCAATTGCTTGTGATGCACTTCGGACTACTACATACTTATTGCGGCATAATTCCGCTTGTTTTTGAAATTCTTTTTGATGATCTGACTGTTTCCCTGTCTTAATCTTGAACTCTAAACAGAGCGAAGCAAATCCTTTTTTCGGTATGAGTACGATTACATCGGAAACTCCGGGCTTTACTCCTTGACGTTTAAGGTTAGCGGCTTCCCTAACATGACGACTTCCACCATTCGGAACGGCAAATATAAGTTTGTCAGGTATATTAGGGAAATATAGAGGAAGAAGTTTAAAGAACTCTGTTTGTATGCGAGCTTCCTCATTATTATGTACTTCTTTAGAACGTGAAGGATTACGCTGATTGGCATAGCAATTATAACACATAAAACCGGTATCGGTTTTAATAACCGATACCGATTCCTTTCCACATAAAATGCACTTTTCTTTATCCATTTTTAATATTACTTTCTAAAAAACATATCACCTGAAATGGAACGGGCTGTATCATCACCAGTTAAGCGAATGTACCGGAAGAAGTTCTGTTCCGTCCGGTGACCGGTAAGTTTCATTATTTCTAGTGTCTTCATCCGGCCGGTAAGATACATATTCGTTGCCGCACTTCTTCTCGCTGTATGACTACTTATCAACTCCCATTTTTCACGAGTAACAGTAAACAGCTTTCCACCTTTGGTATAAGAAAAAGTAATTGGATCGTTAAGCCCGATTTCTTTCATTATCACTTTCAAATACTTGTTGAAGTACTGGATGCACAAACCACAAGGAACCTGATCACTATACTTTGCGAATATCTCTTTTACATAATCATGTGCCGGGACCTTGACATCCACATTGGTTTTCTTTGTTCGGATCATAATATAGTTATTTATAAAGTTTTGACTTGTCAACCTTGAATAGTCGGAATAACGCAAAGCAGTAAGGCATCCCAATACAAACATGTCTCTAATTCTCTCCTTTGCTTTCCGCTTATCCTGCCCTACAAACTTGTAGTAGTAGATACGGGTAATCTCATTCATTGAAAGAAATACTGCATTCGTAGGCTCACATTTCAAATCAATTTCATCATAAGTAACATCTACTGCATAATTGTATTGCGAAGCTCTACGAATAAGAGTCTGTATTTTTAGAATATATCCTACAATGGTATTATGTCGTAACCCGCAATCTTCAAGATAGACTATGAAATCATCAAGAAATTCAGCCGTTACCGAGTTGGTGAATATGTCACAATCAAACTCTAATGAGAAGTTATCTATGTGTTTTATTATCGCATCATAAACGGTTGCATAGTGTTCAGACTTACGTCTGCTGCGCTTTTCAAGTACTTCCTGGATGAAGTCGGTGAAGAATATTCCCTCCAAAGGCTTCTCCTGACGAAAGTGATTAATATAGTCCTTTCTCGCTGTGCGGATCTGGACCGGTTGTGATAATTGTAATGCTTTGGTCGTATCATTTTAAAGGGTTAATAATTATTCTTCGTTAAACTTCGGGATAGGCATCCAATAATCAGGAGCTATTCCGTTTTCCCATCTATATTCTTTGTTATATCCCCAATACCGGCAGATGTAATAATCATAGTCACCATATGAGTTTTGAATTGCTCCTAGCACATCTATACTACCATATTCATTACCATCTATTGCTTCTATAACAGGGATAGGAACCCTATCTTTTACACTGATCCAAGGAGATTGCTTGGTTCCCTCTACAAAACCTTTCGCATATACTTGTCGAAGATAAACCTCAATCACATGCGGCTGATTTATTCTGTTTGCCAACTGGCTTACTATATCTTTTAGCTTCATTTGTATTTTGTTAAAAGCCTCATGATGGGTGAACATCTATTTAATTGCCGGATTCCTACCGGTCCATCCGTTATTGGCTCGTTTTTATTCTGTTTTGAATGAGTTATACTCCAATTATCTCATCATTGATACGAAATATACTATCACTCACAAAATCGTATATCTTATACATAAGTTCCGGTTCTTCCTTTTTCGGGGAATAAACCATTACCCTTTTACCGGTACCTTTCATCCATCCTGCTTCTGTATTAGCTGACCGCCCACAAGGAAGAACCATAACACAGACATCCGCCCACTTCATGCCGTTAAAATCTGAATCAAATCCTTTTTGTGCAATCGGATGATTAAGAGCTTCACGATATTGCTCTGTTGTCCAGTTCTGCCAGTTAGGGTCTATATCAGACCATTGAAAGCCACCATTACCATGAGGGGGATTTTTAAAATCGTAAACCTCATGTCCTAAATCACGGAGAATATCTACAACGTCCTGTTGAAATACATTTCTCCAACTGCTTGCTACATAAATTTTTGCCATACACTATAATTTTTATTTTAAAATTATTATTTTTGTATCGTTGTTGTACTTGTGGCCGAATGGATAAGCTCCATCTGACAAATGGATATGTAGGTTCAAATCCTTCCAAGTACGATTATTGTCAAATTAAATATTGATAAAAATATGACACCAGTACTATTAGCTATAGCAGCTGGGGTTATTTCAAATTTATTATCAGATTATATTACCAAAAAATATCAGAAAACAACCCCGGCAATAATATACAACATCACCAATATAAACTATTATGGAGACGTTCAAAACGTTTATCTTGGTAGGGCTGAAAAATAATTTTTTGGAAGGAGCGGGTTTTCCCGCTCCCTTTTTTATTCATTTCTGTTTTGTATTGAGGGTCATTCATCATCGAACTCTTCATCACCCGGCTTGGATATCTTGCCATATTGCATCAGATATTCAACTGCAAGACTATTACACATGTGGCTTGCCTCTAATAGATTTACGTTTGTTTCTCCAAACAGTGTTTTGAAAATCCGACAATTTGCGTGCATTAATGCCATTCCAAATTCAACACTATTCACTTCTCTGTCACCTAAGTAATTTTCACAGTCTTCTTCTTGAAACATCTCAAAAATCTGTGCTGTGAGCATAGCAGAGTATTGAAGTATTCTTTTCTGTTTTTCATCCATAGTCTTATTCATTATTATTCTTGTTCTGGATATCACTTTTGGCAATCCAACCAATTCAAAGCACTCTGTAAGCTATTAGTATAATTGGCGTTATAAATATAAGAGACTTCTTCGCCCTGCCTATATTCACGATCATTGTCTGTTTCGCCTAGAATAAACTCCATATTGGTAGTTCCTAACCTAAACACACCTATACAGTAGGTTACACCTTCACGTTTCTTACTCTTTTTGAGTCCTAATAGAAAAATTCCTTGTTTTTCTGACATAATATTATTCCTTTTTTAATTGTTTTACTCTAAATAAAAGTGTCCGAACTTAGATACCGCCCGGACACAAAAAAGGCGGTGAGATTGAACTTACCGCCTAACTTTAGTATCAAAAATTTTAATTATTTCTTTGTATTACCAGATGGTTTGCTTTTATTATCATTACTTTTAATAAAAATAGAAGCTACGGATACAAGTGTGCTAGCACCCATAATCCCAGCAAACCAAGGTTTGTCTAAATAGAGAGCATAACCAGCAAGAGCTATCATTACAACTATAGCGAGAAATGCGAAAAACATTCCCCACCAGTTCATTCTTCCATCTCTTCTATCAGCTTTTCTAATCATATTCAATTTGTTGCTATCCATTTTATGCCGATGATCTTGCTCTTTTACAGAGGCATTAATAAGATAATCGACAATTCTAGGATCAATATTCTTATATGCGGCTAATTCTTGAGGTGAAGGTAGGCAATTGTCATCAACAGTATAAGTCTGTTCTAATTGTTTTCCAACTCCATCGCCTGTTGCAACTTGCGTTTCCCGCTGTTTTAGTTCTTGCTTACCCATTGTTTAATACAATTTCATTAAAAGATCTACGCACATCCCCTTCAACATTTTTTCTGTCTTCCATAAGATTCCTCTTATCATCATTCCTATTTCTGTCTTTTTCCAGAATTTCTTTCCTAATTTCAGAAATAGCTTCGGAGTTCTGCTTATAATGCCCTTGAGAGGCATCACGAAATGTAGAAGCTCCATTTTTAATAAAACGTCCTACTTCCTTTAATATGCACATACTTACCTCCATATTTAAATTACAATGCAAATATAAAAATAAAACAGCAAATTAGATGTTTTGTTTCCAAGATTATGCACTTTATTAACCATAAAGTCACATTTTCTCAAAAAAATTAATCGGTAAATCCAATACGTCAAAGATCAACAACCGAATTTAGAAGGCTCGGTTTACCTCATTTCTAAATTGTTTTGAATTATTCTTCGTCGTCATAGTCTGAATCAAAGATGCGAGCAACCATATCGACAATATTTTCTTCTATATCCTCGGTAGAACCTGTTACAGCATTAGCGATATTTTTCTTCTCTTGAATTATTCGATAAACCTTTTCGTCAATAGTGCGTCGGCCAAGGAAGTAGTAACAGGTAACAGAGTCCTTTTGCCCTATACGGTGTGCCCGGTCTTCGCACTGACAACAATCGGCGTATGTCCAAGGGAACTCAACAAAAGCGACATTACTTGATGCAGTAAGCGTTAAGCCAACTCCAGCCGCTTTAATAGAGCAAATAATAATATCTGTCTTAGGATTATTCTGGAAGGCATCAACCGCTCTTTGCTTCATGTCCGGTGATTCTCTACCTGTTACAGATACAGCCGTGGGGAAGTAACGTTTCAATTGATCTACAACTTCATGAAGCGAACAAAAGAGAATTATCTTCTTTCCATTCTCTCGGAAGTCTTTCACAAATTCAATAACATCGCGTACTTTTCCACGTGCGGAGATCTGCCGTAGAATATTGATACGTACCATGACTTCCCCTCGCAGAGCCTTTTCAATCTTTTCATCGTCGGCATCCTTATATTTCTGTAGATACATAATAAGATCACGCTCTGCATCCATATACTCCTTACGATTAGTAATTTCACATGTATTTACCTGGCGTATCTTATCTGGAAGATCTGTAAGGACGAGAGACTTTTCACGACGAAACATACAATATTTCCATAAATTGAAGTTCAATTCTTTCAAATTCGATGCTTCTCTTTGTCCGGAGCAGTACCGGTTAACAAATGGTTTGTAGCCACCGAAATCATCCATACGGTTTAGAATTGCCAGCTGTGGAATCAAATCTTTAGGCCGATTTACTACCGGTGTTCCTGTAAGCTCTATCACCCATTCTTTACCTGTACAAATACCCTTGCAAAACTTTGCCTGTTGAGTAGATGCAGACTTACAGCGATGGCTTTCATCAATGATAACAGACTTGAATAAATTGATTGAGTTTCTAAATTCCACATCGCGCAGCGTCCAGCCTTCGGCTTTCTTTATGCGTTGTACGAAGTATTTCTTTAGTGATTCATAGTTTACGATAAAGACTTGATGCATTCCTGTTTGATAAAAGAAGGTCCATGTATCACGTACTTTATCTGTGAGTACCATTGCTTTTTTATCCGTAAACTTCTCCCATTCCCGTTGCCAGTTGATTTTCAATGATGATGGGCAAATGACAAGACAGGGAAAAGCGTTCGCTAGATTGATGGTAGCAATACTTTGTAATGTCTTTCCGAGTCCTGGTTCATCGCAGTTCATGAAGCGCTTTAGCTCCAATCCCCGGGCAATACCTTTGAGTTGATAGGGATAAGGCTGAATTTTTAAGCTATGCGGAATTGTTAGATCTGGAAGTTCCGGAACATCATAAGCAATATCTTCCTCTTTCTTTGTAGTTCCGCTTACCCAATTTATATTTTCAAACTGCTGTATCTGATAAATCATTCTTTCAAGATCAACTCTACTCCGTGTAGGTACTATCCAAACTTTTCTAGCACCGTCAAAACGTCTTCCAGGAATCTGCCTGATCCGATCTACGATAGAAGGTTTATACTTGAAAGATAATTCAAAATTATCTCCTTTTAATTCGATATTCATGATTTAGAGTATTTTGTAGGGGGGGGATTATCCCCCCTATAGTGATTGGTGTTATGCAGTTTCATCTAAAGGAACTGGAGCTTCTATTTGCTTCTTTCGCCCTCTTTTTTTAGGTTTATCTTCAATTATAACGGCTTCCTCCGGTTCGTCAGTATCAAAATCAAGACGTTCCTGTCTGACTCCCCATTTCTCTTCAAACAGATAACTCTCAACTTCTGCGTCACAAGCTGCCGCATCAATGCTCAATTCTTCATAGTAAGGATAGTCTGCATCAAGGAGAGGTACGAAGATTTTCAGATCAACAACCTTGCCGGACTGAAGTAATTTAGCTCCCATAATAGTAATTCCGGAAACACCATCGACACTATCGTTTGCATAGCCTGTTATGATGTAATTTTCAAGAATCTCTGAATAGCCAGGAGACGTAAAACTATCCTTATTAATATTGGCAGCTTCCGGCTGTTCGCACAATACGACAAGATGTAATTTAAGACGATTAAATGTCTCTCTTAAGTCACTATGAATGATCTGATCGCAGTTCTTGCTAATTACATTCGTGTAGTTTGCTTCCGAAAAACGTTCATTGTACACTACATTCAAGCGGTCCTTTTTAATAATCGCTTTCTTGATTTCATTTTTTGCTTGTTCCATAATCTTCTTTAGTTGATAAAGTGATAATACTAAACGTTGATACAACTCCCATTACAGCAGCCGTAGTTATTTCTCTAGTTGTAGCATCTTCTCTTTGAGAGAAAGATAATGCCGTAAACAGACCGATAACGGATATTCCGATTGTGACTCTTCTTAGATTTTTCATGATAATTACTTTTTGTTGTTAAACATTCCGGACATTTGCATTTCTGCCTTAGCTTTACTTATTACAGTTACACACCACGATAATTGATGTGTTGCCGTCCGGTTGCAACGTTCGCACCAATCAACTAAGTATCTCTCTTCCCGACATAAAGAATTGACTAGAGCATTTATCGCTGTTGCTGTTGCTTTCGCACTTTTTGCCGTATCTACAAGCGTCTGCATGACCTCGGATTTCATTGCCTCATTGAGCCAATATTTTGAATCTGCGAGCAATTTGCCGGAACGAGCAACATATACAGCTAAGTCATTGCCGCGTTGTACAGCTTCTGTTACATCTTCGCTCATAGTTATATTAAGGAATGAATCTATATTGGTTAATTCAGCCAATATTTGTTCTTTTGATGTAATAAGTAAATTCATATTGTTTTATGGTAAAATATAATCAGACCATTAATTGCCACCACTTAAAAGCAAGGTCCTCGTATTTCTCTTTTCCTCTGATGTATGAAGGGTGTTTCCGGTCAGTGATAAAATGCTTGAAGATTCTACAATTCTTCTTGCTGATAGCATAAATAAAATCTTGTTGGCTACCGGCTATATCCATATACCATGCCCGGGAGCGGTCCCAGTCAAAGAAATCTATCGCTTCATCGAATTGTGCCTGAGATTCTGCGAAGGTCGTTTTTAAATCCCCCCCAAAGTTGAAAGAAGACAACCACCAGTCCCATTTACACCGTGTATCGAGATGATAAACGAAGTCCCCATAAAAGAACTCTTGTTGTTTGTTAACCATAAACTTTTGTGTATCGGACTGTGCCAAAACGACAGCAAGAAATTGATCCTTTTCTGCTTCCTTCCGGAGAGCCTTACGCATTTCAAGCCCTAGTTCAAATTCGTCTTTCGTATACACGTAATCGTCTACCATTAACTTGTCATATCTTACACGCTCGTTTTCTGTAATAAGAGCATCTACAAGAGTTCCAAACTTGAATGCCTTCTCTTTATCCCCGTATTGAGCACGGGGATAAAGATAGTTCTTAAGCTCTGTCAGATCTGAATTACTGACCTCCGGACGAGAGTAATATGAATCAGGATTTGACATGGCTATTTGGCTTTTACATCTGCTTCATATCGGATGAATTTTGATTCGATATGCTTTTGATCTTTACCGTTCGCCTGCTTCTCGCAATAAGTAATCATCTTTTTAAAGATTTTCTCCAGTTCTTCAACAGGCAACGTTTGACCTTCGTTTATCCACCACATCTGGAATATTTCTAAATATCCCTGCTGATGAAGTATAACAATCTTTTCTTTCACCTTGGCGTTAGTCGGTGGAGGAGCAATAGAAGCGGCAGCTTCCATAAAAAGACTACCAATAGAGCTTTGTTGTGCCTTCAGTGCAGCCTCTTGTTTTGCTGCTTCTTCCTCCTTTTTCAACTCTTCCATTCTTTTGGCTGCAGCTTCTTTTTCACGTTGTTTACGCAATTCTTCCGCTTTGGCAGCTTCCTCTGCATTAGCGAGACGAAGTTGTTCCAGTTCTGCAAGTTCCTTGCGTTTAGAGGAAACACGGTCGGTAAGGTCTTGCTTAACGCTTACAATCTTTGCCTTATACTGTTGAGCGTATTGCTCATATTTGCCCTCTAGAACCTCTCGGCGAATCTCCTTTTTTGTTTCTTGACTAATATAGTAAGTCGCAGAATCCGCACTAAACTTATCAAAATGAGATTTGGGATAATCGGTCTGAAAAACTGTGATTCCTATAACTTCACGATCGAAGTTTTCATAAGTCAAGTTGGAAAATATTCCCTGCAATTCAGAAACTTTACTTGAAAGATATTGGTTGAAATAAGAAAGAAGGCTATCCCCTATTATCTGTCGATAGTTTGCTTTCTCTGTTTCAATTCTAGCTCTCTGTTCCGCTTCTCTCTTTCTTTTCTGTTCTTCTTCGTATTTAAACTTGGCATACTCATTGCGCTTTATCACAAGCTTTCCGGGAATTGTTGAAGGATCCTTAGGATCAATTTGTTTTTCTTGGGAGGTGAAAAAGGAACGTATTCTATCAAATATCTGCGTAATAGGTTTACGACGTTCATCCATATTTTTGAGTGTTACGCTAACCTTTTTCAAGTAGTCGGCTGTAGCCTGATCTATTGTTTCATTCATACCTTCTCCTTCGATAGTGTCAAGGAGAGCTTGCCCAGCTTCATTACACTTTTTGACAGAATTTGTATTCTTCCCCATTATATCTGGAAAAGATGACAGAATATTTTTTGCTTCGTCTATTTTGATTAACTCTGTTGCCATATTATTTATTTTAATCGGTTAGTAAGTATTAGAATCCACCGTCTTCATCATCATCGGAGACTGGCACCTGTACAGGTTCTGGAGCTTCCAGTTGTTTTTCTTCACCGAAAGGAATATTAGGATTATCCACAGCCTGAACGGGTTCATTAACCTTATCTTCATCCACCAAGCCATAGTCGATAATTTCTTCCTCTTCTTGATCCGAATCCATAATAGTAAACTTACCTGTACGCACTTTAGGATAAGCATCAAACGCATGTTTGATCATCTTATTCTCAAGGAACCCAGGATCAATGCTTCCATTATTCGAAGTATAGAGTGCATTGGCTTTACCCAATTCACGTCTTTTAGTTTGATCGTTCCACTTCGAATTTGCTTTTTCACTATAATGTTTCAATCGTTCGATATCACCTTCCATTAACCATTGATAATCTACCGAGTTGTCATTTCGTACAATACGAATGAATGCAGCAATAACTTTGGTTGAAGTACGGGGACATTGTGCTTCATACTCGATATTCTTTATACCATTAACTAAGGATGCTTTAAAATGATCTCCCTCATATACAACGACTGGATTATCCGCATACTTGATTTGCCCGGCACGCATACGCATTGTCAGTTCGCCATACCCTGTAACTGAAACATAGGCACGTTTTTCATAAATATCATATCCTTGTGCGTTCTTGTGTCCGGTTTTACTGCTTCTGCTAAGTATATAGCAAAGTGGATGTCCTGTTTGATCTAATGTAAGACCGTTGACTGCTATATCAAGAAAACAGCCATATAGAGACATCTTTGTCGAATCTGCCAAATCAGGATTATCACGGAGAAGTTTTTGAAAGTTGAATACTTCTTTATGATACATTTGCTCACCCTTATCTGTTCCCCAGATGGCATTATACATTTGAACGAATTTTGCCTGTACATTTTCACTTTCGACAATTTTCGTTGCTGGAAGCGCATTTAGCTCTTCCACTTTTACTTCAATAATTTTACTCATAATTGTTTAAATATTAGCGTTTTATTAATCTCCTTGATATACTCCACGTCTATATTCCTCCATTAAAAGAATATCTTCGGCCGTGGGCTCTATGCTTATATCTTTTTTATCAGGTTTAATCTCTACAGGAGTAGGAACATAATTCTTTTTCTGTTCTTCTCTTTCTGCAATCTGCTTTCCGATACTGTCTTGCAGAGCCTGTAACACTTCTGATGATTTCGGTATATATCTCATACAGCGATCTGCATTAATTGTTTGATAATGTTATCCGGAACTTTATTATGCAAATCCATCATTGCACTGGCTGTTTCCAATTCGGATCGTTTCACATAATATTTTCCTCTTTCCTTATTATTTGCCGGATAAAACTTAATCCAGGCTTTTTCGCGCCACTCTTTTATTAGGCGTTTTCCGTATATTTCTTCCGCTTGTGATATCGTTACTACTTCGGGGAGTAGTCCCAGCATCGTTAGCGTTTGCACCGTCCCAATTTTAATGCATCGGGCGACCATCATTTCGAAGCAATTTTCCATAATCTCTAATTAGGCTGTTTCTTTGTTTTACTTTTGAATGGTGTTGAGCTTTTAATTACTGAAACACATCTGCATCTCTATGCTATGCTGCCTGATTAATATTGATTAGAGTTCATATACTTCTTCAATCCTATTTCTTCGTATTCTTGCCCGCCGACTCCGGTTAAGGTCGTTGTTGCAGTCAAATGCAATTTGAAAGGCAATAATTCCAAGAAATGAAAGAGCGATTAATGATTTCTGTAATTGCTTGAAGTCTATATTTAGAGCAAAAACTCTATTTATCCACCAAGCACCAAGTTCGTTCAATTTGCTGGTCCCCGTCTTTTTGTAGGCCTTATCTAACAGGACATTTACCGTTCCGTAGGCAGTACCTAATCTGTCTGCAATCTCCTTCTTTGCCAAGCCACAAGCAGCCAGTCCCGCTATTTGATTTTCCCGCTTGGTTAGAGCAGAATCAGCTTGCAGTTCCATGATGCAAAGTCTCTAGTTCGGCGGCAGCTTTGGAGACTCCTTTAGTAGCTTCCAAGGCTTCATTAGCCATTCTTACAGCGACATTCAATACTTTTGCTTTGTAGGTTGAGCGAGCAGAAGCCGGCTTATTATTAAGGATATTGTGCACTGTACCCTGTGAGCATCCTACTTCTTTCGCTATCTGCTTTTCGTATCCGTAAGGCAGATTTGCTTTGATAGTTTCTAATTGATTTTCCATATACATTATTATATTTATAGTTTCTAGTTCCCGGAAAGGCGGTCAAACCCGTCCGGGATTATATAGCTTATTCTTTAACTTCCTCGCAGGTTTCACCGAGCCAAGCGACACATTCTGATGTTCCCCTAGTAAAGTATACCGCTTTATTTTTAGGATTGAATTTACCTTCAACTATATCACCTTCCTTTACTCTCGCTTCCTTTTTAAGCTCCCACAAAAGCCACTCATTGGATGTTGAGCCAGTTACATTCTTGATTCTTACTTTCATGTTTATGCTTTTAATAGTTCTACTAGAAGTACTTTATCTGCTTCCCAAAGGTTGAATCCCCTCTCTATTTTCCTACGCAGATATTCTCTCTCACCGATCATTCTGATTGCTTTCTCTCTAAGGTCTGATGCACTCCATTTCTCAGCCTGCTCAATCAAGAAATCAGCCATGCATTTTTTTCCTCAAATAATTCACGAACTAATACCGTTTGCTTTTCAATCTCAGCAAGTGCTCCTGGAGCTTTCATATACAATTTGCAAAACTCATCTTTGTCAAGTTCAGTATTCATGTACATCTTTTCGATGGCATCATACGTTTCTGCCGAGATTGGCTTTCCTGTTCTTTCTTCAAACTCTTTTAGTGTCATATTCTTATTTGATTTAGAGTAAATAATCTATTTTGTTAACTTTATTGCCCTTTTATTTTGGCGTTATCATTGTTTTGCGTTAACTTTATAGTGCAAATGTAATTAAAAACATTACACTGTAAACAATAACAAGACAAAAAGTGTAACCAATTAAGGTAATTTAATATTATTCGTATGCATATAGGTAACAAAATTAAAGAAGAAGTCTCTAAAAAAAATATAAGTGTAACAGACTTTGCAAAGTTGATAAACAAAAGCAGACCTTATACATATTCAATATTTGAAAAAGAGAATATTGATACAGAGCTACTTATACATATTTCATCTGTTTTAAATTTATCACCAGCATCATTCTTCGAAGATATAACACCTAGTGTTATGCAAAATGGTACAAAAAACATTTTGGTTGGTAGAGATAACAACGGTAATATATCAACTAATGAATGTCAAGACAAGCTTGAAGATGCCTTACTTGAAATTAAGCATTTGAAAGCTGTTATTGAAGGCAAGGATAGATTGCTCGAAGAAAAGGAACGATTGATTAATGTATTAATGAATAAATAACACTACTATGAAAACTTTTTTATTTTACGTATTATGTGTCCTAAGTATCTTAGGTTGCTCTGGAAGTAAAAAGAAAGTTTCTATAAGTACTGCAAAAGATGAAATTCTTAGTATAAAAGAGACATTTAGTCCAGATTATAAAATTATAAATACTGAAGATATTTCATATAAGGATAATGGAGTTAGGGTCTCTCGAATACTTTATAGGATAACATTTCCTAAAGGTCTATCGTCAACAGAGATATATGACAACTTTAGGTATTTGACGAAAAAGACTTATATTGAAAAAGGTATTAGAAATATATCTATTTTCGCTTATTATCCAGATGATAATATGAACTCTCCATATACTATAGGAATGTTTGAAGTAGATCTTACTCAAGATACTAAACCTAATTTAGTTATTGCTGATTCTTATTTTAAAAACGAATCAATTACAATAGAGAAAAATGATACGATAATATTGGAAACTAAAGAAGAATACAACAAAGATACACAGAAATTCCAACCGGCTAAAAGAACAAAGATATCCAATAACCCTAGTGATTTCACTAATTGTGACTATGTTCCCAATGGCACTGAAGCCAAGGTCGTTGATGTTTTTAGGAAAAGGTTGACCTCCGATTACACTTGGATATCATATAAGGTTTATATTGAAAAACTAAATAAAGAAGTATGGGTATCTGATGATTGTGTGAAAAGGAACGATTGAATAAACTAACTAATAAATAAACTTATGGAAGCATTTGGATTTATAGGTATTGTATATCTATTGGCTGGGATTATCCAGTTGGTTATTCTTTTTGTTCTGATTGTGAAGTTCCTCCAGCTTGCAGCTGATGTAAAGCAACTGAAAAACTTATATACTGAAAGGAGTCGTGAATTGTCTTCAAGCATTGATAAACTTTCTTCTGCAATAAAGGAGCAAAGTAACTCAAAGGATAACGATAAGCCCGATGTTGCCAAGGATGAAAATATTGTAGCAGAACAGAAAAAAGAACCCAATAAGCCATATAACGAGGCTTCTGCAAAAGAGGTGCCGACAGTGGATGAAAACAGCGATGACTTCAAACAGCATTTACGTAAATGGAAAATTCTTAAAAACAAAGGATATACTGAACAAGCTATCAGAGAATACATGGAGTATACTAAACGGGATATGAGTTATGCTGTAGACTTCATCAACTCCATATAAGCTAGCTCCTGACTTTGATAAATATGAAGACCCAAAGTTATATCTATTGTAAATTGGTGATAGTTAGTTGATTGTGTAACTAAAAAAATAATATATGGGAAAAGAAATATTAAAAAAAGGTGATCATGTTCAAGTTGAGCGAATATATCCTAATGCGGAACCACATAAAGGAACCTTTGAGGAAATGGATGAAAATGGTGGATACGTGATTAAACGAGATGACCTACAGGAAAAAAGGACATATAATCCTAAGCGAGTGAAGAAAGAAGATAAATAAAAACTCAAAGCACAAATATTATGGCTTCAATTCCTGATTTTAATTATAACAACGTGCTCCCTCCTCATTTAGGGAATCCCACAGATACTAGTAAAATATCACCATATAAAACAGATATTATGGAATTCTGTAAAAAGTTTGCAACATCATCTGAAAGAATAAAGATTTTAAAAGGATTTATCTATTTTAGATTAGAGGCATGTAAAAAGAATATTGTAAATGGATTCCAATGGATTGATGGGAGTTTTACAGAGAATATTGAAGCGTCAGAAAAAAGAGCTCCACATGATATTGATGTGGTGAGTTTTATATCACAGATATCTCCTCAACTCGAGCAAGATATAATTATTAAATTTCCAGCATTTGCATCTCCCTCTCTTTCAAAAAGCCAATATCATGTAGACCACTATCTTGTGATATTTGACCAGAATCCTTTAATGACTGTCCAAATGACCAAATATTGGATTCAATTGTTTAGTCATAATAGGGCTGGGGTATGGAAAGGTATGATTGAGTTACCATTGTACAATACCCTTGATTCAGATAATGAAGCCTTAAACTTTTTAAATTCACTATGATTATGGGAAATCATTCAAAAAAAGAGTGGCTTCAGTGGCAATTAACTGAAACACAACAATTATTAGAAGTTTCTAAGGATAGTCTATTAATGAAAGTATCCTTAGAAAATCGTATAGAAGAAATAAAAAGGCAACTAAAGGAATTAGAAGAACATTCTGTAGAAGCAAAGATTAGTTTACTATTTGCGGGAAATGCGGTTTTGGGTTCTATGGGAATAAAGTCTTCATTTGCTAGCAAAACAATGAGTTCGATACAAGGTATGATAAAGACCCAAATAGTTTATGATGCTTATGGAGAAGAACGTATAGGAAAAAGAGGTAAATTGGGGAAAACTAAAATGGGAGAAATGTTTCTAACAGGTTTACCTCAAGGTTCATTTGGTTTTGAACTCTCTTTAATGAATAATGAAGACCTTTTTGCAGAAGATTATGCAGCTAATTCTATTAAGGAAGTCATGGATATCATCCAAGCTACAGCTACTGACCAAGAACAGTATGAGAAATTAGTTTCCAATCATCCTAGCAGAATGTTTACTTATTTAAAAGATTTCTTCAAGGAATTAGCGTCAGAAAATAGTATGCTAAAAATGGAATCGGGTAGCCACTATGTGGAATTAAGTGTAGATGATAATATGACAGGGTATGCAAGGACTACATCAACACATTGTCAAGAAAACAATATAAAAATAAATGGTGTTTTCAAAGGAGCATTTGTTGAATCTGGTAAATTTGAATTTTTGGATGAAGATGGCAACATAAAACATGGTAAAATAAGTGAAGATATTGATGAGGATATGATTGTAGAATATATTAGAAGATATTCTAATGAAAATTGTACCATGATGATTCTTGAGCGCAATTTTACTTTTAAAGATGGAAGGAAAAGTACTAGTTATGAGTTAATTGATATTCAAAAAGAAAATAGACTAATATCAGATAACAATTAG